CTAGATAATCGGAAACTAGGATTTCAGAGAAATCTCCTGTGCGTACTCCCGGCCCCCAATCTTTCCGTTTATCAGGAAATATTAAATCAATCAAATAGTCCTTTCGAGATAACCCAGTTCCAGCACGCATCGCATTTATTTCTGCATCTAAACAATAGTGCTGTCGAAAATATTTCGCCCACGCTGAGAGGAGATTTTCATCATTCGGAACCAGTAGCCGCCACATAGACACCTCACGCCCTTCTGCGGTAATAATCGTGTGAGCCTCTTTCTGAAGGCAAACCATATGAGCTGGCTGCATATGCTTTAATACATTAATAATTGGCTGAAGTTAAGTGTCCTCCATTAAACATCATCGCTTTACTTTATAAAAGTCTTTGAGCTTATTTCATAGATTTAGATTCGTTCTATCTATATACACACTTACTGCTTTCCTAAACGCAAATTTTTGCACTCTCGATTTATTTTCCGATCCAAATCATAAGCCTGTCCGTTTTCCGGGATCGCACCGGCAGACACCCCCGCACTCCCCAACAACCACCTGATTAAACCTTAGCAATCTGACCACCCATGCCCGCTTATCCAGTGGGTTTTTATTGTCTGTAACTGTGTCCCGTCGATACTTATGATACCTAACTAACTTTCCCGTTTGTGACCATAAATAGGAATGTTACGAATAAGTGGCCAAGTAATTTCAAGGCACTCACAGTGATTGATATGAGCCACCAAGCATCGTAAATGGGAAAGTTCTATATATCTACAAATAACGTGAGTTGATTCAAACTTAATCTGATACTAAATTCTCAAATCCAAGTTCATTGCGCTGATCATCCCAGTCATATGAAAACCCTTCCTTCAGGCGACCTAAAGTTAGCTGTTTGGGGGTATCACCATTAACTATTGCCTCCATAATATCGGGTGCTAGAAAAGCGAGCTTGGTGAGATGAGCGATATAGCGTTGGGTAACATTTTCTTGTTTTGCTATTTGTTCCATATTTGAAACTTGACCCGTAATTAATGCCTGATTCCAGATTAATGCTTTTTTGAGTGCATTTTGTATCGCAAGTGTGGTGGTGGGATTGGATTCATTGGTATACTCATCACAGATAATCAGTTTTGCTTCATGACCACAACGTTTTAGTTTGGTGGGTATCGAGAGTATAAATCCATCATCAATTTTCTCCCTCGAGTTATTGTTGCCAGAATCAGCATTTAAAAAATACTGAGACACCCCAGTATGGGACAAGGTGATATTGATGCCTTCACACCCCACCTGTATCTTTTGAATTATGTTTTTCAGGTGATCGATTTTCTTGCTGGGCGTTAAGTCCTTCCAGCTATTTACAAATATTTTTGTGTTTTTGATTATTGTCGTTTGATTCTTTGCGCTTAAATTATGATGACCAAATACCTCAAGTAATTCCCTTGGCGTTTGTAAATATTGCATCAGTCTTTTTATCACAGAGTCCTCAATCACTTTGGCCGAGATACGTAAGACACTACCTGCATCGGCTTCACGATATTGTAGTACTGCTTGAGACACATAATAACGATATCGACGATTATCCTTTTTGGTGTGGGTTGGGCTCATTGGGTTGTCGTTATCATCATAAATAAGACCCGCAAATAAACTGGGGTCCTTCACAGAATTTCTGGATTGATTGTTCTGCCTGTTTTCAGTTAATAGATTTTGTGCGGTATCCCATATTGATTTTTCAAGGATGGCGGCATGTTGACCGTCAAAAATATTTCCTTGATGGGCAACCTTGCCAATATATAGAGGATTTTTAAGTAAGGCATAGAGAGCCCCGCGACCAAATGGTTTACCGCCACCTCGGCATTGGTCTTTGTCACGTCGTTTACTGATATAGCCTTCAGCATCCAGTTCTTCTTTCAGTTTTCTGACAGTGACGAGCTTTACATAGCGTTTATAGATATGCCTGACTGTTTTGGCCTCGGCATTGTTGACAACTAATTTCTTATCGATGACGTCATAGCCCAATGGGACAACACCACCCATCCACATACCTCTTTGTTTCGAGGCGGCAATCTTATCCCGAATACGTTCACTGGTGACTTCCCGTTCGAACTGTGCGAAGGAGAGGAGGACATTAAGGGTGAGCCTGCCCATGGAGCTTGAGGTATTGAATTGTTGAGTGACGGAGACGAAGGACACTTCATGCTTATCAAATAAATCAATGATCTTTACAAAATCTGGTAGAGAGCGACTGAGACGGTCAACTTTATAGACGACTACCACATCAATCTTCCCAGTCTTTATATCATAGATTAATGATTGCAGGGCAGGGCGTTCTGTGTTCCCTCCTGAAAATCCACCATCATTGTATTGAGTCTGTAGAGGAACCCATCCTTCGTGTTGCTGGCTTTTTATATATGACTCACATGCTTCTCGTTGTGCATCCAGTGAATTAAATGATTGCTCGAGTCCTTCATCACTAGATTTTCGGGTATAGATGGCACAACGTTTTTTGGAGGGGGGTTGTTTAATCATTTGGAATTTGATTTTGTATCGTTCAATCCAAAGAAACGGGGTCCTGACCATCTAGTCCCAGTGATCTCTTGGGCAATGGCACTCAGGCTTCTGTATTGCTTGCATTGCCAGTGATAGCCTTTATCCATGATGGTTACTTCATAGGTTCGTCCTTGCCATTCACGGATGAGGCGAGTACCAGTTTGATAGGTTGTTTTATGTTTAAGATGAGAGCAGTGAGCCTTCTTGATGAGTTTTTCTCTTAAGGCTTGGGGATTTTGCTTTTGTTGTTTAGCCTGGATGTGCCAGGCTAGATTGCCTTTAATAAAATCAGGGCTGACGCGTTGTTGCAGTGGAACATTAAATATAGACTCAAAGGCCTCACGTAGCTCAGATGGCGTGCTGACTTTGATGTCATTGATTGATAATTGCTTACTGATATCTTCATTTTCCATGAACTCCATTGGTCCATACTGTCGTCTGTAAAGCCAGTCTAATGCGCCATATTTCAATAGAAACCACTGACTAATATAGTTCTTATTCATCAAAATCCATGTAGTTTACGGACGACTACCCGTTTTCGCCGACGCTCGTCGATCCAATTGAGAAACTGTGAGATAGAATCAACTTGATCATCATGTGCCCCATTCGGAAAGGCCAGGATCTCCTGAAATAAAGCCTCCAACCAGACTGCATTACGGGGCAGAAACACTTGACCCTGTTCAATCTTCACACTTTGTGCGGCCATACGGACGACTTTATCTTCTTTCGGTGTGATAGCATCAGGGTAAGGCACATTATATGGTCGTTGATGCCGTAAAGACTGAATCAACGCTGTACCAGATGCTGCATCTTCAATTAAAAGCTGTTTTGTCGGATACCGTTGCGCCAAGCGAATTACCGCCTTCAATAAGTCGGGAAAGTCCAATTTTTCCCGAAAAATATCCAGGAGATAATATTTATCTTGTCGATCGAGCCAGGTCGTACAGACACTATAGTGTGCAAGTTCGGTAGCTTTGGATGCTGTATCCCATGATTGCACCACATGATCAGCTCGATCCAGTTTGAAGGCCTCCTCATAAAACTGAAACCAGGACCATTTGATGAGATTACCTTCAGGTGGGATAGGTTGTTGCTGATATTGGGTGGAGAAAGTGAATTCCCCCATGGTATGTTTAATCTTATTCAGAGTCTCAAGTGATTCACGTTCTGGATGCAAGAGTTCGCCTACTTGTCGATGAAAGACACGGCCATTCGACAGTGAAATTGTTTGATTAATCTCCGCAATTGCAGGTAGATTCAATAGCACCCAATCATCTTTCTGTAACACGTGGGCAACCAGATCATCGACATGCAGACGTTGCATGATCAGAATGATCACGTCATTAGCCTTGTCATTGAGACGAGAGTAAAGGGTGCCATCATACCAGTCTTTGACTTTCTTACGCATGGTCTCTGATTGGCTATCTTCCGGCTTCATGGGATCGTCAATGATGATGATGTCACCCCCCATTCCAGTTAGACTGCCACCCACAGACGTTGCATAGCGCATTCCATTCTTGGTTGTTTCCAAATCGTTTTCCTTACTGCGCTTT